TTTAATTTATTTTGTGCTTGAATAACCGCATCAAGTGTAGGAAGCATATTCTTTTTCATATTTTCTGCATATTCAGCACTAGCTTCAGTTGCTTCCTTAGCTGATTCAGCATCTTCTCTTAAAGATTGAGCTTTAGCAATAGCTTGGTCAGTTACTTCCATATAGCTAGGAAGTGAATTTCTATTTGCTCTTTCCATTCCTCTTTGTGCATCTATTGCTTTTTCTGTTGCTGTTCTACTATCTACAGTTTGTGTTCTGGCTTCAAACATTGCCTGCGAATATGCATTGTAAGTATGGGTATTTTCTTTTATAGCTACACCAGAAATAACTATTGCTTTAGTAGATTCTTCAACTGCATCAGTTTGTTCTTTTTGTTCTTTTATAAAGTCAGAAGTACTTTGAATAATCTTTGTTACAAATCCAACAATAGAAGACAATGCTGGAGCAATGGTAGAACCAATTAAGATACCAAGCTCTGAAAAAGCATTAGTCATTAATTCAATCTGAGCTTTTAGAGAGCCCATCTGTTTATCTGCAACATCAGCAGTAGTTCCACCAGAATCATGTAGTGCTTGTTCGTAAGCTCGTATCTCATCTCCAGCTCCAGATAATATCTTGACTGCATCTGCAACACCACGATTAAGTCCTAACTGGTCTAATGTAGATGCTTTTAACTCATCTGACATTGGAGCAAGAACTCCATCTAATTCTTCTATTAAGTCTGCAACATTCTTTAAGTTTCCATCTGCATCAAACATCTGAAGATTCAACTTAGCGAACTCTTCTGCATTCTTAGCTGTTGCTCTTGGTATATCTCTTAAGAGCTGGTTAAGTTTTTCTCCAGCTTCAGCTCCTTTAACACCTCTATCTGCAAAAGCTGATAAAACTGCAACACCTTCTTCAATACCTTTATTAGCAACTTTCAAAGCAGAACCAGCTTTGTTTGTAAGTGCTTCAGAGAATTGTTGTACAGATGCGTTAGCTAATGTGTTTGCTTTTACAAGTACATCAGTAACTCTTGTTAAGTTGTCTAAGTTTTGTTGAGCATCATCAACAGTCATACCTAATGCAGACTGAGCATCAGTTGCTAAGTCAGTAGCAGTAGCCATATCAAACATACCAGCTTGAGCAAACTTAGCTACTTGTGGTAGAGCTGATATAGACTGCTCTGCATTCAAACCAGCAGATGCTAAGAAGAAGAATGCTTCTGCGGATTGTTCTGCACCGATTCTTGTGGTTCTTGATACAGCAAGTGCTTGCTCTTCCATTGCTTTTTGTTGGTCAATGGTTGTATCCATAATTGCAAGAGACTGAGTCATCTTGTCGTTGAATGCTATAAATTCTTGAGTTGCCTTAGTCATTCCTTTAACTAAAGCTACACCTATTGCAATGCCAGCTACTTTACCAGCAGTTGCAAGTTTGCCCATTAACTTGCCAGACTTGTCAGCAGAGCCACCAAGTTTATTTAATTGATTCTTAGCTAAGTCTGCACCCTTAGTTACTATCTGAATTGCTATGTCTGCTATTGCCATTATCTTTGTCTATTCTTTTTGGCTTCAGCTTCTGCTAAAGCTCTTGCTTTATTAATCTCTCCTGTTTCCCATTTATAAAATGCAATCCATTGATTGTATTCCATTGAGCTCATTGTAGTCATAAGCTCGCCAACAGTCATGCCAAGTTCTCTAGCTAGTTTAAATCTAAATGTTAAGTCTAAATCAGTTTCAAAATTGCTCTGCTTCCGCAGAACCCCCAACACCATTTAATTCATTTATTTTTAAGAATATCCTATCAATAACTTTTGAGTCCTTCTCATAAAGTTGGTCAATAAGTTCATCATCTAATTCTGGTTCTATTACACATACCTTAAGCAGTTCTCTTTGATAATCAAAAGCATCAGCATCATCTTGATTAAGTAATTTACCAAGCTGTACTTGCATAGCTTTGTTTATCCCACGAATCTTGATAGAGAATCCCCATTCTTCGAGTTCAATATCTTCTTCTGGAACTGAAGGTAGGTTTTTAATATCATCAGCAGATAATCGTTTCATGTATCTCCCTTCTTATCTATTTAATTGTTACTTAGTGAGTTCCTCTTGTGACTGCACCAGATACTTGTAAGTCTGCACTGTAAGCTACGACATCTCCTACTGGAGAACTGAGTGCATAGTTTGTAAGTATGCCTTCGCCAGTATATTTGATTTTTCCAGAAGAAGTTCCTTCTGGGCTATATTCAAAAGAGAGAGTAGCACTTTGACCTAATACTGCTCCAAATATTGCATCAGCAGTAGCATCAAAGAATCCAGTGAGACCAATCGATGCATCGCGAAGTCCAACTAGGTATGTCTTATTTGACCCACCTAGCACGCTTGACTCACTTACATCAGCTGTCTCTGGGAAATCAACATTATTCACAAAAGCAGATATATCAGTTAAAGAACCAGATGCGTTATCTAGTTTAAAAACTGAGTCTTTTCCATGTACAAATGCCATTTATTCCTTCTCCTTAATTATTTCTTCCAAACCCCACAATAGCATTTATTGTAGGAGTTGAAGACCCACCAATCGTAGCATGTACTCTCACATATCTATTGATTGTCGTACCTTCAGCTATTTTCTTTATTTCACTTGTCGCACCTGTTGCTTGAGTGAATGTTATCAAGTCTGCGTAAGTTGTATTATCAGCACTGTGCTGAATCTTTATATCTCCAGTTGGAGAAGTTCCACTTACACTTGTAACAATTAAAAATGCACCACCACCGCCAGTTGAACTCGCTGAGTTGTCATTAGCAGTACCCTGCACTCCTGTTGTTGTATAAGCACCAGCATTTAAAACGAGACCTACTGTAACTCCATTATCTGCCTGAGCATCTATTGAAGTTGCAACTACATCTCCTACTGCACTTGATACACCATAGTTAGTAATATTAGCTGAACCAAACTGGCTTCTATCTCCAGTCTCTAGTCCATCAATACCAACAACTAAATTAAAATCTGCTCCGCCAAGTAATGGTTGCAATGTTGCATCTGCGGTAGCATCAAAAAAACCTGTGAGAGAATATGTACCATCATCTTCTCCCGATATATATTCTTTGTTTCCAGAAGAACCAAAATTTGTAGTTTCAGCTACATCAGCTGTTTTTGTTACATCTACATTATTAAAATATTGACTAAAATCTACTGCATTAACATGAACTTTAGTTCCTTTACCATGAACGAATGCCATTATCTTTTACCAGTTCCCCTTCTTCTTCGCCTTCTTCTTGTGCCACTTCCAGAGCCATAACTTCTACCATAACCCATTATTCTTCTTCTTCCTTCTTGACCCATGCTTCGTTTTCTGGAGTCTCTGGGTCATCAGCTATAAAATGACCTTTATCATTCCTAGCTCTCTCCAAATCTTTTTCATCTATTACTATACCCTGTTCAAGTAACCATTTAAATGATTTGCCTAAATCTTGTTTAGTAACTTTTTTACCAGCTTCAATTCGTTTTTTACCAACATCAATTCCGCTCATAACTATGTAACTCATGCTATTACCTCTATCGTAAACTCACAACCTAAGTAGTCTATGTTGTTTATAGTATAGACTCCATAGTTGTCTGCTTCTACCACTCTAACAGATTGTGCTTCTCCACCCAATGTTATGTCAGATTCTACTTGAGCTTTAACTGAGCTTGACCCACTCGAAGCTAAGAATGCATCTAAGGTATCTTGAGAATCTTGAGCATCAACTCTGCTGACATATAGAAAAACTGGAATGCTGTAAGTATCTGCACCACGAGCCATTGTTGAATCGTATTCAATATTATCTACGACTCCTACTACTGCTGTTGGTGGTTCAATAGAATCTGGTACAAAACCAAATACTGTTAAGGAAGATATGTTACCTAGATTAGTTGCTATACCAGACCTTATTGAAGATAAACTTGCCATTATACTTTTTTCCTTCCCTTCTTAAATTGTCGTTCTATTTGTTTTCCTGCTACTGATAATAATACTTTGCGTTCTGGAGCGGAATCTCTGAAACCCATTTTTAAGAATGGAACTATTGGCGTACCTTTTTGTGCAATCGAATTAGCAACTAAATATGGATTCATACCATGTCTCTTTGACCAACCAGTAAGTGCTTTGACTGGTGGGAAGTGTGGTCTAGTTCTGTTAAATGGTTCAGACATTTTAAATTTTTTATTTGGATTTCCATGTACAAAAGATGCATGTGGAGCTGAAGCAAATATTTTTACTTTAGTTGGAATCCTTCCAGTATTTTTAACTCTTGTGTATTTAATACTTCTTCTAAGAGCACCAGTATCAACTGGAGCGTGCTCTTTTGACTTCTCTTTGATTATCTTGCCAGCACCATTCATATAGTTTCGAAGTGGTGTCATTAATAAGTTATTGGCTTTTAATCTCTTCTTTAGATTTTCAGCTCCAGTGATTTTAAATGTAATATCAGTTGAAGCCATTAGAGTTTATTCTTTATATAACCCTTTATGAGTTCTCTTGCATCTGGGTCAAACTTATTAAATAGTTCTATTTGTCCAGTTTGCTCATTGCCAAGAATATTAAATGGAGCATCTTTCCTTTTAAATAATCTTAGACCCTGTATTAATGTTGCTTGCTTAATTGGTTCTGGAATAAATGAATATCCAAACTTAGCGGTTACTTGCACATTATTTACAATCGAAGGGTCAAATCTCTCTGAGCTTCTAGTGTTTAATATTCTTAATTGAGTGTATGGAGCTAAGTATGTTGTGCCACCAGTAATTTTGATAATGTCTGGATTTACTGGTTCAACAATAAAATCAGTATTGATAGTAAGTGTAGTTTCAAAAGTACCATCATCATTATCATCTAATTTAACAATCAGACCAGTAGTAGTAGATATATCATCTACATCTAAAATAAATACATTATTGGGTGTATAAGTTTTTACTTGAGCAGATGAATCTTGATAAAATCTTCTACCAGTTATTTTATCTATTTGTCTCGATGCACCATCAAGTGCATTGTCGATATTGTCATCTTGTCCAGAGCCACTTAACCCAATATATGCTTTTAGCTCGGTCTTATCTGCATACTGGGTAGCCACTTAAACTACTTACCTTTATTCTCTTTTGGAGCTTGTGCTTTTTTAGCAATAATATTTAATGCTTTGTAGTCTGCATCTGACATCTGTTGACCTTTTTTTCCCATAAGTTTGCCTTTACGCCAACCTTTAGGAAGTCCGCCAGTTGTCTCCATGCATTCGCCTGCATCATTCATATAAATATCTTTTTTTAATTCCATTTTTACCTCTCTGACTAAAGAGCCACCATACGAATGATGGCTCATGATAGTCATAATCTAATCTCTTAGATGTTTGTAATGGTACAGAATGCAGTTGGTCTATAAACTGGGAATCCCAATCTGACTGTTGCCTTCATAACCATAATATCTTTTACAAAGTTCTCATCATGTGAATCAGACATAGCAACTTCCATACCTTGTCTTGCGACAATATGACATGCTTGTCCGCCACCAAATACTCCAACTATTGCAGTTCCAGCTGGTCTTGTTGTATCAAGAACTACTGGCAATCCCCAAAGGGTTGCTCCGACAGTTCCACCGAATTGTCCTGCACCAACGAATAGTGGATTCAATGAACCACTGGTTGTTACTGCATTGACTTCGGTTACAACTTGATACCAATCTGAAGGGTGCATAATTATTGCATCTGGGCTTAAGAAGCTATCCTTCTGAATTTCAGTGATTGCTTCATAAATTTGTCCAATTCTCTTTAGGTTTCCACCGAATGAGCTGAAATCAAAAGTATTGATTCCAGATACATTCAATAGACCTGTTAAGTTAGCACCAGAACCAGAGCCAGCAAGAAGCTGGTCGGTTACAGCAAGTTGAACCATTGTTTGTAATCTTGAATCAAGATAACCCTGTACTGCTGAAACATCAGCAAGTAGTTCCTCAGTAACTGGTAAGAAAGAACCAATTTTTCTAATGCTCTCTGTTTTTTCAGTAAATGCTAATGCATTTTCTCCAAGAGCTCCACCTTCTGCTGTTGCAGAAGAGTTGTTAGTGAATGTGCTTTCTTCTAGGTACTTGTATTGAAACTGGTCAGTATTGATTGTATCAATTAAGTCCAAAACATTGTTTGGATTTCTGACTGCAGTTGGTACTACTAAGTCTGACCTAGTTACTGCTGGTGGGTATCCAGATTCTGTAAGAGTTGTTTTAAACTCATACTTTGGATTCCACTTTAGTTCTGAATTAATGTTCTTTTGCCCATTATTCATAAAACTTGTGTAG